CAGATAATTTTCTGCTGTTGTATCGATCTTAGGTTGGTCAAACAGAGATAGACCTCCAAGGAATACACCCAAGTCGTAGATAGAGATTTGCGAATCAAACTGTTCTTCGACATCAGCGATAGCAAGTATGTTCTTGTTAATACTGAGCGTTGCAATTTGATTGCCTGGTTTAATAACAATAGATTTGTTGATGGAACAAAAGTTCTTAAGTACTTCAATTGTGGGTTTGGTAATTACCGTCATGTTTATCATTAAAATGTAATAGTAGCATTCCGTAATGGATTATCTTCATGATGTCCTTACGTGCTGTACCTTTTTTGTCATAGCGAGAGGCATACTTTAGGATATTACTCCTACAGAATGCCTCAGCGTCTCCGACAGATTCAATAAGATCTAGTGTTTGAACACTACCTACAGAGTAATGTGCTCCGTAGGTTTTGTCAACATATTCAGAAATCTCTTTTAAGATTTCATCTTCACTGAATTTTCTCATACAGTTATTCTACCTCAGAGGTCTCCTCTTTGTCAAGTATTTCCTCACCTGCATCAACTTTTGTGTACAAATCAAGGAATGAGTTCTTAGTATCATCATCGAAACGTGCTACACAATTCTTGATAGCAGTTAACTTATCTCCAAAGATAGAGTGTGCTTGAGTGATGTGTACAAGTCTACGAGTTGTAATAACCTCATCTACACCACCATCGAAGAATGTCTTACGAATAACACCTGCCCACTTGACTAGGTTGTCTGCAAAATCTTTATCACAACCATTGTTGATTAAGATTCTTGTTTCTGTTGAGGCAGAGGGGTAGTCTTGCTCGAAGGTGACAGGGAATCGCTCAAGGAATGCTTCGTTGAGCACGTTAGTTCCAATAAATCTTCCGTCGTCTGAACCTTTACCCTTAGTATTTGCGGTTGCGATGACGTTGAATCCTGCGGTGGGTCTAACATATCTGCCAATCTTTTTAAGGAAAACACCATTTCCCTCAAGGATGCTCTGAAGGCAGAGGATTTTGTTAGAGGCAAGGTCGATTTCGTCAAGGAGCAAGATTGCACCTCGTTCAAGGGCTTCGATAACAGGACCGTTGTGCCAAACGGTGTCGCCATTAACAAGACGGAAACCGCCAAGAAGATCATCTTCATCTGTTTCAATAGTAATGTTTACTCTGATAAGTTCTCTGTTGAGCATCGCACATGCTTGCTCTACTGATAAGGTCTTACCATTACCTGATAGTCCTGTGATAAATGCAGGATAGAACATCTTGGATTGTATAATCTTCTTGAGTGGACTATAGTTTCCAAATGGTACAAACTCAGCATTCTTAGAAGGAATGTATGATCTTGTCTCTGGTGCAGGTTTTGTTGCTGCAGGTGCTTCATATGCTTTGAGTATCTCATTAGCAGTTAAGCACCACTTACCACGACCTACCTTCTGAAGGCGAGAGATTTTGTTCATGCGTTTTGTGACACTCTGAACTTTTACACCAAGGTGTGCTGCAGCAGACTTAACGTTCTCTGCAGATATGTCTGAACCGAACTGCTTGAAGTATGTGAGTAGTTCGTCTTCTGTGAATTTTGCTTGGAATGGCATGGTTTTCTTTGTTGTCTATACACATAGTATAGCATGCATTGTATAAGAAATGAAGCCTTGAGTGGACACCTATTTTATTGTCACAAGATAACAAAGGGTTTTGGTTTATCAAATAATACATTATCTATATAATGTTTTGCCCAAGTTGGGTCAAACCATGAACCCAGTACTGCTTCAGTTTTTTTATTTTGTTTTTGTTGCTGACAATAATATACCTGATCTTGATATCTATCATAGGTAGCATCTATATCCATACACTTCTCTGCCTTACTTACTGCATTTACATATACTTGAAGATACTCTTCCAATAATTGCACATACATTATCTGTTCAGTTTGCTTATGCAATCTCATAAACTTACAATGAGGAGAAAATATATCTGCCCACTCAGGTAGTTTACGGAAATCAAAATCCATATATCTTTCACTTATTGGTTTTATATCTTTATAGAACTCTCCCCTAACTCCTTTTACAGGAGATATATCTACGATAGCAGCAGTGACTATACGATTGTTTGCTATTATATCACATCCAAAGATAGGTAATTTATATCTGGGTTCTGGAAATAATACACAGTGAAGTACATCTAAGTATTTTGTTTTACAAGTTTCTAAATGTATCTTTCTAAGACCAGTGCATGTCCACATTTCATTATTAATGACGATATCATCCTTAACAATACTTCGGTAAGGATCTTCTGGTAAGTGTTTTACATCAGGGAGACCACTCGTTATCTTACGAATGGTCTGTGCAACGTCATCAACAATCATGCTATCTGTGCAATGAATCTATTTAGAATGGTTTTGTTCTGCATCTTTGAACTCATGTGCTTTTTGAATGCTCTGTTCAACTCTGCTCTGGTTGCTTCAACACCTTTCTGTTTGATTTCTAGTTCCTCAGAATCTGAACCATTGTTTCTATCAGGCATAAAGAATGCTTCATTGAAACCTGCATCATCTACGATAGAGATAAACTTCTCTTTCTTCCATAACTTATCATACTTTTGAATGTCATCAAAGTTATCAGTAATGTTTCTGATTACTCTGTTTACTTCAGACTTAGAGCATAAACGAATACCTATCCAGTTGTAGTCTGTGATTGATCTCATGTATGATACGATCTCTTTAGTGGTTAGGTAAGGACTACCATTAAGACGTTTCTGATAACCAGTTGCCTTATCACGAAGAACGAATACATGAGAACTACTGCAAACGTTTCTTGAACGTAGTCTATCATCATCTTCATCCCAAGATTGTCTAGTAGTATAGTTCATTGGATTTGCTTCACCATCAGTTAAGCATACAACATTTACTTTCTGAACTTTCTCTTGTGCTTTCATTTGTGCAACGATTGTTTTTGCACAGTAGATTGCTTCTGCTAGAGGAGTACCACCAAGACCATACTTTTCACATCCTTTGATGTTGTAGTTGTTCATTGAAAATACTTGCATATAAAGTGCTTTCATAGAACTCTCTAGTGATCTATTGTTCTGTCTTGATGAAAGGAACTCAAGTAATCTGAAATCGTCACCAACTGCAAGTTGATGTTCTTGATGCTCAAAACCCTCATGTAAGTATGAACCAAATCTATAAGAAGAATGATATCCACTCTGGAAACCATAGACTCTGAAAGGAATGTTTGCTTTCTTACAGAACCATACTAGGTTGTATGTTTGCTTAAGTGTATCAAGTAAGCACTGACTCATAGAACCAGACCAATCAAGGAACATAACAAGACCATGATTCTTACCATCAGGTATTACTGTAATCTTCTTGAAGATATCCTCTGTCAACTTGTACTTGTATAGAGATTGAGTATTGATAACACCAGTTTTAGATGTTGCCTGTCTCTTGTACTGGTCAGCAGACTTCTTCATTTCAAATTGCTTAAGAAGATAGTTTACTGTCTTACCAGTTGACTTCTTGAATTTTAAGTAGTGGTCTTTAGAAAAATCAATTGCTGCTTTTTGCTCTTTGATTTGATGTTGTCTCCAATCACTATTTTCTGTTGGGTCTAAGTCTTTGTTGTACTCATCATCAAAATGTTGTATTAGATCTTCTTGAATTTTTTTGTGTCCAATAATAACTTTGTTAATATCTTTGATCTTAGGTAGTGAAAGATAAACCCACTCTCTTGAATCTTCATCAACAAGAGACTCAATAGATTCTGCTAGTGCTTCCTCTGTGACACACTCTGTTTCTTTTACTGTTGTAAAATCTGTTCCTAGAGTAGTGCCACCACCTATTTGCTCACCTGTAGTTTGTGTATCATAGTCTAGTCCCTCGTCTTCATAGTCATCATCAAAGTCTATCTCATCCTCTCTTCGATCTGGACTACCTTGAGAGTCACCATCTTCTCCCTGTCCTTTAGGTGCAGGTTGCTTTTCACCTAACTCATACTCACCATCACCATCTTTCTCTCCGTTGAATGGTATCTCTGGAAGTTCTGTCTCATCTACTTTCTCTTGATCTTTCTGCTCTGCACGATCCATCATATCACGTGCTAGGTCTAGTACATCTTGAAAAGTTTTTGTAGTTGCTGCACGATCTACCCATACCTGCTCTTCTGAATCAAAGTCTAGTGATGAATTACCTTTGAAGAATAAATTCATACGATCAATCAAAGATAGTTGCTCTATATCGTCATCTGATACACCGAAGAACCCATCATTCCATAACTCTTGATAACCTTTGAAGAATGTATTACGAAGACCAGGATACTTGACTTTCATCATACGTTCGATACGTGCATCCTCAAGAACATTTACGAATGATCTATCTGCACCATTTAGTTTGTCTGCAGGTGTGAATAATGCATGACCAACCTCATGTCCTACAAGTAAATCGTATACTGTATTAGAAGCAGACTTCCAGATAGGAAGACATAAGATACGTTTCTCTACATCAAAGTATGCTGTAGTGACTTTACGATGTTCGATTGTAAGGTTCTCTGTTGCAAGTAGTTTTGCAAGTTGTCCTTTTACTTCTTGGTTGATTAGCATGGGTGTCTCGTCTATACCCATATTATAGTACCTTTAGATGTGTTTGCAAACAAAAAGTGGACACCTTATAAATCGTCCACCAATTTAGAGAAGTCGTTGATCTTTTCAAATCTTAATGTCCTATGAAATTTTTCAATAAGAATGTCACCTTTGTGTGATATAACAAAGATGTTCGTATTGTTTCCTAACGTTCCTAGTATAGAAAGCAATGCGTTTGTACTATCAGCATCAAGAGAACTATCAAATACCTCATCAAGAATCAACAGATTAGTTGCTGCTGAGTTCTTCATACGTGCTACCTCTCTCCATGTAAAGAGAAGTGCTAAGTCAATCTTTTGTTTTTCACCCTCTGAGAATGATGCATAACAAAAATCATCTCTAAAACGACTCTTGATCTCTTCATTAAACTCCTCATCAAGAGTAAAGTTAACAAAGAAATCCATACTGTGCAGATATTTATTGATAAGTTGATTAAAGATTGGTACATATTTCTTGATTATACGACTCTTGATGCCACTATCTTGTAGTAAACTTCTTACTGTATGATATTCATCTATCTTCTGTGCTACCTTACCACAATCAATCTTAGTATCTTCAAAATCATCTACCAATGTTTTTAAAACATGTTCTTCTTTCTCAATCTTAGGTGCTGCAACTAGATTACTAAGTTCTTTTTCTATTGATAGATTCTCAGAATCTAATCTTATAAGATCTCTATCGAATGTAGATATCTCAGTGCGTAATTCATGAGCTTTCATTGATAACATATTGGCTTCATCTAAGATAGAAACTACATCTTCAATAGCTTTTTGTTCTTTCTTTAGCTTCTTTGCATAATCAACCCCACTGGTAGTCAGTGACTCTATCTTTCCCTCTTTAAATTCTGTACTTATTGTTTGTGTGCATGTAGGGCAAGTATCATGTGATTTAAGAAACTTCATCTCCTTAGATACCCTTTTCATCTCAGATTTTAAATCTGCTGTCTTAGATTTAAGGTCAGATAATATGTATTGATGTGATTCTGTATCAATCAGTTGCTTATCGAGTACACTGAGTTCATCTTTTCTTTGGGATTGATCCTGTTCAATACTCTCAATCAAGGCTTTATTTTGTACTACTTTATCTTCTTTCTCTTGCCTTCTAACACTGTTTACTTCTCTTAAGGATTTTATAAGTTTTTCCTGTGATTTTAACCTCTCTTCTGCTATAGATAGAAGGTTGCTACAATCTTTACTTTGTTGATATGCTACTTTGTATCGATCTTTTAAGATCGTATTCATGTGCGAGAAGATCTTGATGTCGAGTAGATCTTCGATAACTTCTCTCCTGTTAGGTGCGGTGAGTTGCATGAAGGGGACAAATGTGGATGAACCCAAGATGACGACTTGTGTGAAGGACTTGAAGTTGAGTTTGAGAATACTCTGTTCGAGATATTTCTGGGTATCCTTAGTCGCAGCGTCCTGATCAACCAACTTATTGTTTTTGTAAAGCTCGAAAATATTCGGTTTGATTGCTCTGAATACACGATACTCATCCCTCCCTATACTAAATGTGACTTGTACCTTAGTTCCTTTTTCATTTATACTATTTACCAGTTGACTCTTACTTATCTTTCTAAAAGGTTTATTAAATAAAGCAAAACACAGGGCATCTAACATAGTAGATTTACCTGCACCATTAGATCCGACAATAAGTGTCGCATCTGCATCATCAAGTTGGATGTCAGTCCATTGATCGCCAGTAGAAAGAAAATTCTTCCATGCGATCGTTTCAAATACAATCACTATTTTTTATCAGGGAATATTTTAGGGGGAGGGACAACTAGGTCGTTTGATTTTATTACCATATAACGATATCCATGAGATCCACATTGGACTTCAATCATTTCATCTTCTACTTCTTGTATGAGTAGTTCATGATCTGTATCATTAGCAATAAGCATGTCATGGTATCTTTGACAATCAGATTCCTCTTCAAAACATTGAACAGTTTTTTGATTATCTTTGTTTAGAACGGAATAGATACCGCCCGATTTTTTATCTGTTAATACGAACATTAAATTGCTGATGCCTCCATGTATAGAGATCTCATCACACTCTTCACATTATCTTTACTTACTTGTAGATCTATCTCATCTATGTAGGTATCGAGTAATGTTAAAGTGTCTTCAGTTTCTAATACATCAACACCAGTTCCTGCAATACTAAGATCTTCTACAATCTTAAGATCTGCAATGTTCATATCTTGCAAACGTTTAACTGCATAGTCAAACTTAGCATAGTCACCTTTATCTTCTACGATGAGTTTGACGAATGTTCCTTCGACATCTCTTTCGTTTGGGAGACTAACTCCATTATTATAATACAATTTAACAAAAACGTCAAAGGGATTCCTATAATGAGTAGTCTTAAGAGTAGTCGTATCAAAAACATGGAAGCCTCTTTTACATCCGAAGTCATTCCAGTAAAGTTGGTAGGGATTTCCAAGATAATAAATGTTGTCTTTATGTGATTTAGAATGATAGTGTCCTGTAAACACTTTCTTAAATTTTTTAAACACAGAATGATCCATACCACGTTCCATGACATGACCAGGATGTGCTTCAAAACCATTGAGTTCTAAATGACCCATACACACTGTGCTTTTGGATTGTTTGATTGCTCTAAATGTTTCCTCAAGATTATCATCACATATCCAAGGAAGACATAGAACATCAAGATCATCATATGTAATGTTGGTTGGTTCCTTAATTACATGAATGTTATGGTATTCACCTAGAAGTTCATCTGGTGCATTGACTCGTAATGTATTCTTATAATATATGTCATGATTACCTACAAGCATATCCATTCTGACACCCATTTCTCTTAGAGGGTCAAACCACATCTCTCTACATTCATCTAGTGAATTAAAATTTATAGACTTACGTTTATCAAACGTGTCACCTAAACAAAAGATATGTTCTATGTTATGTGCTTTTATAAAAGGTATGACAACTTTACCATAAAACTTTTTGTAGTGATTGATAAAGTGTTTGTTATCATTACGAACACCAAAGTGTTGATCAGTTATCAGCAATAATTTCATCGCTTTTGATTCATCTCCACTCTGTTCTTAATTTGATTATAGTCTGCACTTGCGTCTCCGTCAACACTAAAGACATGATCGTATCCAGATTTCTCTAGAATCTTATCTTTAATATCCATCTGACGTTTCTCCTTTGCTATACGTCTTAGAAATGCATAATACACTATCTGAGTAAAATATGCAAATGGATTTCTTGATTTAGTAGGATCAAAGTTATCAATGTATTGTATACAATTTTCTATACCATCACAAACCATATCATCCTTATACATGTAATTGATAAAGTTTGGTCTGTATGATAAGTGTGTTGCTATTTTTAAAAAGCACCCACCGATATAATTGTTGACGCGAGGTTTTGGGAGACCCTTCGCTTCGGCAATATCAACTTTTTCTTTGTACTTAATAATTGCCTCAAGAAATTTTTTGTTATCAACGTAGTGTTGTTTTTTCTTGGTGCTCGCTCGTGCAGCCATATATTTCCTCTTGGATACTTTATTATAGCAGGACTTGACAAACTTGTCAATTTGCTGTACACTAAACCGTGTAGAGGTTTCTGAATATATTATTTACCTTTATATATTTTTTCAAATAAAGTTCTTGCATTATCAATAGAACCCAAATACCCCAGATGTTTGTTGGGATCTTGTTCCATTTTTTCTCTTCTGCTATCAGGTGACTCGCCCTTCAGATATGATTCATACATGAATATACATTGTTTAGACATAGCAGATATTGTTAGTATATCTTTTTCTCTTATCACATAAAAATTTTCATCAGACAATTGCATCCACTTAGAAAAACCAATGCCTCGTGCCAATCTGTCTCCATCTAATTCTTTTTCCACCATCTGCACTGCTATTGGGTTTTGTATAAAACATAAAGTTTCATTACCCTCATTTGTTAACACAGCTTTACCTAACACTTCCTCACCACTTACGAGTTTTAGTACTCCGTAAAATTCTTCTTCGTGTTTGGCGTAACTAATCATCTTTGAGTTTAACATCTATGATCTCATAATCAAATTTTTCTTCATTATAAATTTTAACTCTTTCTAACAAGTGATTCAATGTGTAATTGTTTCCTTTGTCAGTGGATATGTCATCAGCAATATCATAAAGAGTTGCTTTTGATTTGTTGTCTCCTTTCCTAAGAACTCGTCCAATGCTTTGTAAATTACGAATACGAGATTTAGAAGGAGAAGCAAATATAACATTGTGTAGATTACGAATGTTTATACCTGTGCTGAATGTACCATAGGATGCAACGATAATAGAATTATCTGATTTCTCGGTCAACAATCGAATTTCTTCTCTGTCTTCCGTATCTACTCCTCCATGTACAAAATATACAGGTCTCTCTGTATCACTATTTATCATATTATATAAAGGCAGACCATGTTTTTCTACGTAGTTAAATAGAATTAGTGTATTACCTTTGAGATCTTTTGCTAGGTTTTTGATAAATTTATTTCTAGGTTCATGCTCGACAAGATAATCCATCTCGTCTTGATATCCTTCAAATAATTTTTCTTTATGTTTTATTAGTACAATTTTTACTTTTAATTTAGAAAGATATCCTTGTTTCATTAACTCATTAGTCTTTGTCACCTTAGAGCATTTACCGAAAACTCCCTCCAACACTAACTGATTGACGTTAGCACCATCTAATGTACCAGTAAAACCTATACGATATTTACAATCGTGGAGTTTACCCATGAGTGATGTTAAAGACTTTGCTTTGAATAGATGTGCTTCGTCACCTATTACACAGTCAAATTTATCAAACCATTTCTTAGGTTCTTTGTATATTGATTGCCATGTGGAAATCACTACATCATGTTCCGTATATTTCTCTGCTCCTGCATAAAGTTTATGGCAATGATGACCTACATTCCAACCATATTCTTTAAAATCTTTATACATTTGTTCCACAAGAGATGTTGTGGGTACAACTATTAATACATTTCTGTCCGCATTAATATGGTATCTTACTAATGAATAGATCATCAAGGATTTCCCGCTTGCAGTTGGCGACAATAGGAGTCGTCTGTTGTATTTCAGGCATTCGTATATTGCTTGATATTGGTAATCCCTCACCCTATGATTCAAGTGTAGACTCTGTACAAATGAAGCAACTCCCTCAGGAGTAATTAAATCATTTGTTTCTTGAGGGTGACCATAGAAATCATCTTCATCTAAAACATAATCATACCCTTTCTTTTCTGCCCACTCGGTAAGGTAATCTATTAGACCACAATATATCTCACCATTAGCAGGTGAATATAATCTTATCTTTCCATCCCATCCTTTATATCTTCTCGTCTTCTGCATGTACTTTGCAGACTCTACCTCGAAGGTAAAAAAATCTGCCAGTTCGTAATTTACATGAGGTTGTGCTTCAATCTTTAAATAGACTTCATTTTTCTTTATAATTTTGAGGTCCATCATTTGACTTATGCCACTATATTATATATTAGACCTATCGCATCCCCATTTCTTAACTTCCATTGAATTAAAACGATCTTGCATATATCTTATTACTGCTTTATAATCTGTATCTGGATTACATGAAAATAGATCACACCTAGCAACATTATCTTCTGGCCATGTGTGTATGCTTATGTGACTCTCTGCAAGTAAAGCATAACCAGTCACACCGTGTGGTTCAAACTTGTGAGTATCAACTTTTAGAACTTCTAATTTACCAATCTTTGCTGCCTCTATCAAAGTTTCTTTAATATACTCCTCATCATTTAATGGAGCATTCATTAGACATTCTTTTAAATCAAACAGTACGTGCTTCATAATCCGTTTTGAAATTTAGTCCAATCAATAGCATTTTTAATTTGAAAATTTCTATTGTTGATCTGTCTCAATACACCATCTAGGTAATTAAGACATTGTTCTACATACTCTATTTTATATTGCAACTTTCTTACGTCATCGTCACCTTCTATAAACATATTAACTTCTTCCTTCGTAGTTAATTTATAATCGAATGGCATCTCTTTATATACAGATGAGGGTGCCTTACCTTTATAGTATATCCATTTCTCTCGGATAAGTCTTTTCATCTCAATCTCACGTTCTTTCTTCATCAGACCGAACGTCGTATATAATTCCATATATCTCATATGGAGTTGTGGTATTTTTGTGGATTCTTCGCAGTAAAGATCGTTATCAATTACTGAATCCTTTTTCCACATCTCCTGTATCTGTTCCAGATTCATTATCAATCCAAGGGTCGGGTATTATACTCCTTGATCCTTCGTTTCCTTGAAGAAATCTTGGAGACTGCTCTGACAGTTCACTGTTTTCTCTTTCTTGGGTTTGATCCCTTTCATCTTTTCGTAGTCGTTGTGCATCGCTCCTAGTAACCATGCCTGTGCTAGTTGCTTCGGACCTTCGTTCAACAATTGGATTTGAAATTTCGAGAGACCAGCCTTCATCTCCAAATACTCCTGTCTCCACGATGTTTGGTCTTCTAATTGGTTCATTTCTGTCCCACTCTTTTACTAATTGTTCAGCTTGTGCGTCAACTGATCGCATTGTGTTTTCTATTTTAGCATAGATCCACTTTTTTTTCAACCACTTTATCAAACCAAGTGCTAGATGCCTGACGAAAGGGTTCTTGAATTTCTTCTTAACCCATCGTTCTGCCTTGTTATACCAAGGATCTACACCTTTACCAAAGGTTTTTTCAAAGGAGAATAGCACCTATTATAAACCCCTTAGCGAAAGCAAGACAATGTATTTGATAGTCTGACAATTTATATTTATCTTGAAATTTCTTTATTAATTTTTTATCCCACTCGACAAACTTGTCGAACCATTTTTGTGTTTTGTCTGATAGTGCCATGTTTACCTACGTGTTGGTGAATTTACGTTCCTTACCTCATACAAGGTATATCTAAAAGTTGCTGTTGCTGTAAAATAATTGTTGTCTGATCCTGTGACATCGAATGGTAGTGATGATAAGTTGATAGGAAAGACTGATTTAAAAACAACATCAAAGTTTGCAAGGTTATTATTGTTCAATACTTGCAATGTAGCATCAGAGAATCGTGGATCATTCCCAGTTCCTCTGACCTGATTTTCTTGATTCCAATTATATCTATCCTCGTATTCACCTGGTGTAGATAATGCTCTCATCCAGTTATGTATTTCCATATAGTTTCTTAAGTCCTCATCTACTATAAACTCTATAGTTAGATCTTCATATGATGCTGTACTTTCAACTGGTATGGTGACAAAACCACGTGTCGGTATTTCAATATTACCTGTTGTAAATGCGGGTATATTTGCTTTCTGACATAAGAATGTTGTCTTCTTTGCTCTATCCAATAAGAATAAAAATCCTATAGGAGATAGAAAGTTTTTATTAGTCAGTTGATCTTGATACCAATTTGCCATTTTATGCGTTTATGTTTTCTGTCCATGATGTAGAAATGTATTTCGCACCATCCAAAGGAGGTAATCCTCTATGAGTATGTGTAAACCCTGCTGGCCAGATTAATACTTGTCCTCTCTTGGGTTTGAAACGTTTGTGTTGGTAAAGAAACTCAGTCTCCCCACCCTCAAAATCATCATTAAGGTACATCATAGTTGCACATATTCTACGATTAGTTCCTAGAGAACCATTTTCAGAATGCCATGCATGATAACCTTGACCTGGTTCAGTTTTCTGAACGTTTAGATACACTTGTTGGTATCTATACTGCATCAAACTTTCATACTCATCAACATATAACTCCATACACTCACCAGTAATTTCATTATACTGTTTCATATATTCATAACCACAGTTATGATCTAGTATAAAATCTTCAGTGGCGAGGCATTGATCTTTGCGTTGATGTGGTTTGCGTTCTTGATTAAAGATACCTTTACGATTAAACGTAGCACCACACTTATGTTGATATTCCCAATAGTCAATAAGTGGTTGAGTATTGTAATTAGTATCAAAAATACCAATGAAGTCCTCAAACCTTACATCATTAATCATAGTTAAACATACTCTACATCTTTATTTAGTGACAAAAAAAAGAGTGCCTTTGCAGACACTCCTTCCCCTTTTCACACGTGTAATATTATTTAGTATAAAAAAGCACCCTTTTGGGTGCTTTAATATTAATTCTTTCTTAAGAGAATTACATGAGGTTAGCAACCTGTACTCTTCTGTAGTACTTGTTAGCGTTAGCTGTAAGTGCACCAGAACCTTGTGTAAGACCACCTGAGAATGGGTTTGAAACCATACCATAACGTGTCTTAAACCCGATTTTTGGTTGGAAGGTGTTAGGGTTGATTGCTCTAACTTGCTGTAATGGAACGTAAGGACAGTAGAATAATCCTGCGTCATAAGGTGATGTACCTTTGTATCCTGCAACGTAGAAGTGCTTGTCAGCTACGTTTGAAGAATATGGGTCAACATAAACCTTGATACGTCCGTTAAGTGTACCAACAAGAGTTGATGAAGTATCATCTACACCTGTTAACTGTGCATTACCCTGTAGACCAGGTGCATAGTCAAGTACTCCAGCCATTCCGAGAGCAGATGCAACGTCTGCAGAGCAGATCAAAATGTTGCCCTTCCCGCGTCTTGTCTCTTGACCGATTGCGTTAGCGTCTCTTTCAATCTGGAATAATAGTCCCTTGAATTTTTCAACTGACCATCTACCATTTGAGTCAACGTCTAAGTCAAATATACCGTCTGTAGCAGTGTTAGCGATAGCACCTTTAACAGCGTTTACATAGATTGTACGAACGACTTCTCTGTTAATTTCAGCAAGTATCTCTGTTGAAAGGATATTTGCTAATTCAGATTCAGCGTCCAATCCGTGAATCGCCTTAAGGTCTTGAGCCATCTCTATGCTGTACTCTGCCTTTAATGCTCTAGATTTAGCAGTAACAGTTACCTTCTCAATGGAGAAACCCATTTCTCTGAAGGCTGTTGAAGCAGATGAATCATCTAATGCTTCAGCAGTTGCTGTTGCCATACCTGTAGCATCGCCAGTTACCTCGTAAGTTCCTGGTGAACTATCGTTAAGTAATCCTGGGTTTGCACCTTCAGCATCGTTAACTGCAGATGAAGAAGCAGTAGGATCGTAGTTTGATAATCCTGTACCAGCTCCACCTGAGAAACCTGCGTTAGGTTCGTTGAATAGTGCTTCTCTGAAGTCACTGTTTGCAGGTCTACGCTCTGATCCGTAGAATGATCTCATTGCGAAGATAAGACCTGTAGGACCTGTCATTGGTTGAACACCTGCAACGTCATATGCAATGAGTTGTGGCATTGAACGTCTGATTAGACTGATCAAAACTGGGTCGAAACCTGCAACAGGACCTGTAGCGGTATCGCCTGTGGTATAACCTGTAGTCTGAAGAGTCTCGTTAAGAACTTGACCTTCTTCTCTGATTGCGTTTTCTTGGTTTTCTAAGAGTTGTGCAACTACGCCTTTTTTATATGAATCTTTGATTTCAGGAACTGATTCGTGATTCAATACGGGTGCCCACTTCTCTTGGAGTTGTTGTATAGACATTTATGTCTCCTTTTTAAAGTAGTTAATTTACAATTATTTGGACCAACGTGCTAGTGCATCTACGTACTTGCCCATAGTGCCAGACACAGTGGATTCTACCAATGGTTGTGATGCTTCCTCGGTGGGTTCTTTTGCTTCTTCAGCAATTTCAGCCTTCCTAGTGAAGTATGATTCCTTGATAGTTTCGATTTTATTTCTAAAATCTTCTTCATTTTCAAACTCAACACCCTCTGCTAGTGATGCTAACTTCTCCTTTTGGGTTTCAGCAAGACCAGTAGCTGCGTCGTTCACAATCTCCATTTTACTATACTCACCTATTCGCTTTTGTAAAGCGATGTTGGTGTCTATTTGTTCGTTGAGCTTTTTCTCCATCTCATCAAGTTCTCCTGTCATTCCATCTAACAGGTTGAACTTCTCTTCGGGAACAGTAAAGTTGTGCTCCACATAGAGATCTTTTAGACCATTGAAGAATGACTCTGCCATCTCATTCTTAATGCCATGTTCAACAGCGAGAGCGTTCTCCTCTATCCACTGTTTAGTAGCATAAGAAACGTAGTCATCTACCTTCTCGGCCAAATCTGTTTTGATCTTCTCTACCTCTTCGGTTAGAGATTCTTCAAATGCTTCTTGCAACGCTTTGCTTTCTTCGTTAACGCGAGCAGTGACTGCTGCTTCAAAGATAGTTGCTGCCTTTACTCTGAACTCTTCTGATAGTTCTTCACCTGAGACAAGAGCGTCAACATCTTGAGTAAAGTCGTACTTGGTTTCAGAGGTCTCTTCTTCTGCGATTGTTTCGTCATTAGATTCAGTTTCCTCCATCTTTGCGGACGCATCACTTGGTTTTGTGGAAGGAACAGGTGCCTTACCTACTGGTGCTGCTGCAGATTTACCTGCGTTCTTAGTTCCTTTCGCACCTTCCATCGAATCGGAAGTGACCGTGATCACTTTAGAAGCACCACCTTTAGAGGTGTCCATTGATTCGCCAGGTTTTGCGTTTTTAGTTACAGGATTGGAACCTTCGGTCACTTCTTCCATGTTATCTAAATCCTTTTCGAGGGTTTCAGCCATTTCTTTTTAACTCCGTTAAATTTTTACGTTGCTGTATTATATATTTATTTATAAATTATAAACTTCTCAAAAACTTGTCAAACGCGGAAATCTTTCTTTCCTCTAAGTTTCTGAGGGTTGCCTGATCTATTTCTTTTTTAATTTCAGCAATAGCAGACTCTTTTAGGATACCATTATCCCAAACCCACTCTTTTCCTTCCATGATACCATCCACAAATGCGTCAGGTGCTGAAGGATCTGCAACAATATCTGCTGCAGTAGCGAGCATAAAATCATCTTGAACCACATTACATGTAGATTCTTTCTTCAAAGAACCCATGCCTCTAGATGAGACTCCCAACCTTACGCCCTCGTCTAGCAATGACTTAGCGATTTTTCCGTTAGGTGTATCAAGAATTTTTGCACGACCAACAAAGTTGTTTCCATCTTCGCTAAGACGTTCGATCTTATGTGATACCCTATCAAGATTTATTGAAGGACCTTCTGGATGACCAAGTTCTCCGAGTGCTCTACCCTGACGGATAAAGTTCTCATGATACTTAGCAACCTCTCTCTGCAAAGTTTTGAAAGGATACATACGTCCATTCTTGTTTGCAATTTCAGACTGTAAGAATATACCTTCTATAAAGTAATTCTTTTTACCTTCCTTTTCTTCTGTTAAAAATTTAACTTCTGTAAGTTCTTCAGCTATCAGTCTCATCTTTTGGTTCCTCGGTTGGTTCTTCTGCGGATGCAGTAGGTTGTTCTACTGGCTCATTAGGATCTGGATCTTCTGGTTTGCGACCTTGATAATCCACATCAGTGACATCGCCTGTATCAGTTGCTTTATCAGCAAGTTCATCAGCAACAGCTTGTCCTGTTTGATCAGGATCAAAACCCCACTTTTGTGCGAAGTCAAGTTTCTTTGCTTGAATCGCATCATATGCAGACGCGGCTAATGCATCGTTTACTGCATCAACTGCCTTTGCTTTTTCATCACCGAATATGTGATTTACTATTTGATTTGCTACGTCAGTAGGCATAATTAGTGTCCTCCATTATGTATTTATAGAATTAGAGTTCTCCCCTCTTTTGATCTGCGGGACTAACTGCAGAATTAGGGTCAGTTTGCGGTTCTTCACCACCTTCAGGTACAGGTTCTTCATCACCAATACCCATCTCTATGGCTTGCATTGCCTGTGGATCCATAATAACTCCGTCAGCGATTTCTTGTTTAATTTCTTTGTCGATTTCTTTGATCTCTGACTCGGTTTGTTTAAGAACCTTCGTACGTATATAGTTCGCTGAGAAGTATTTACCTACGTAAGGATCCATTTGTGCAACTTCATTCATCCTTTCGTTGCGGATTTCTATCTCTTTAAGTTCTGTGAAATAGTTATCTGCAATAAAGTCAAACTGAATGTGTTCCTTCATCTCTTCCCATTCTTCAATAGAGCATATGCCCTTAAGAATGAGTTGCGTTTTTAAAAGATCTACGAATAATTCAGAGAATCTTTTACGCAAACGTGCTATGAATTTTTGGAACTTTACTTCATCTCTAGTGATTTCAGCAGCACGACCAATGTTAAAGGTAGTTTCTGTTTCTAACCTTGAGCTTGGAACGTTGAGTGCTTTGTAAAGTTTCTTCTGGAAGTACTTGACATCCTCAAGTTCTCCAAGATTCTGTCCACCTGGCAACGTAGAGATTTCAGTACCTCGTCCTCCCTCTCGTCTGGGTAGCCAGAAGTCTTC